TCTAACATAGGAAGTTTATCTGTAGGTGGTGCTGCTAACATTACAGCCGATACAGGTCTTATTGCTAGCTTTGTAGGTAACGCTACAACATATTCTTATGTAGCTGTACAAAACAAAAATACAGGAAATACATCTTATGGATCTTATTCTTTATACAATGAATTAGGTAACGTTTATGCTGATATTGGTATGAACGGATCAACTTACAGTTATACAGCAGCAGGTTTCCCTAATAACGCATTTTCTAGTCCCAATGCAACATTTATTCAAACAGGTGGTGGTGATTTAGCTATTGGTACAAACCAAGCTAATGCTATTCATTTTATAGCTAATGGTAGCTCTAGCACTTCAGACGCTATGACTATTAATGCTAATAACACTGTAACTATTAATGCAGTGGGTACAACATTTCCCAATAGTTTCTTATCTAATTCAAGTACAACGCTTGGTAACACAGCTTTAACTTTAGGCAGTACAACAACTAGCGTAGGTAATTTGACGCTTTCTAATGTTACAATTACATCAGGGTCAATTAGTAATATTGCCATTGGCGCAGCCATTACAACTAAAAATGCTAACTATAACGCAACTTCAAGCGATGAGACTATTTTAGGTAATGCTTCAACAAGTAATATTACAATTACTTTACCGACAGCCGTAGGTGCTACAGGTAAAACTTATGTGGTGAAAAAGATTGATAGTTCGGCTAATACGGTCACTATAGCTACAACATCATCACAAACAATTGACGGAACATTAACAAGAGTATTTAGCAATCAATACACTGGCGCTCAAGTACAAACCGATGGATCAAATTGGTACATACTTGCTTGGATTGATGGCAGAAACGGAACAGCAGGTACATTCTAATGATAGACGGACCACATAATAACGATTCTTTTTTTGATTTAATTATGATCTGGATTGGTGCAATTCTAGGTCATTTAACCCTATCTTCTGCAGTTTTGTGGGCTACTCTTATTTATACATTAGTACGTCTTTATGTCATTATTCGTAACGAATTTTTTAAATAATGAACTTTGAAACCCTTTCTATTGTTAAATTTGGTGACAAAGACTCATTAGGTGAGTTTTTATTTGAAAATGGCACTCAACATAAGCTATTTCAACAAACATTTCAAAGAGCAGGCATAAACGTGCCTATTTTCCCTATTACAGACGCAAATACAGACAATTTAGATGACTGGTTATTGGCTCATCAGGTGGAGCATCAGTCGTTTGCGAGGTTGCTAAATCTTAATAATCCCTTTAATATGTTGGATGTAGACTTCAATAATGAGTCAGATTTTTATGATTGGATAGCTTCTCATTTGTACATTCATCAACAAATAGCTGCTGCCCTAGGATTGAGTGCATAATGGATAAAATAGCTTCCCCCGCCCCAAAAAAAAATGAGATTTCTGGAAAAGAGTCAGGATTAGATCCTGTATCTATTATTAGGAAAGACGCTATTAAACAAGGACTTAATCCAGATGAGATTCTTGTTAAAGTTAATAAGTTAAAACAAAACCCACGTGTTGAATTAGTGCAGTTTGGTAACACTGTATTTTTACTTCAATTAGTTGCTCCCTTTACTGTTGAAGTACATATCTTTACTTCAGACAACATGATGGGTGTATTACAAAATTATCAGAAGTTAGCCGATGCCTTAAAAGCTCAAGGTATTAAGAAAGGCTATACTTATTCTGACGAACCTATGTTTAAGAAGATTGTAGAAAGATCAGGTATGCCTGTAAAAATTACACAAACTCAAAAACAAATTAAAGGTCAAATGAAACCCGTTTATATGTATGAGATGGATCTATAATGCCAGCCGCTGCCGTTGCCGTTGTTGTTGATGTTGCTGCTACCGATATTGGTGTTGCAGCCGCAGTTGACGCTGCCGCAGGTATTGCTGCAGATACTGTTGCAGGTGCTGCATTAGGCTCTGCCGCTACGGGTGCTATTGCGGGTGGTGTAAGTGCTGCAGTGACAGGTGGAGATATTGGTCAAGGTGTTTTATTTGGTGGTTTAAGTGGTGGTATTGGTGGTGCAGCCGGTGCTGAAACAAGCTCTTTATTAAAAGGTGCTGATACAGGATTAAGCCCACAAGCCATTGCAGGAATTTCTAAAGGTGTAGGTAGCACAGTCGGTGGTACAACATCTGGTTTATTACAAGGTCAATCTTTTGGACAAGCATTAGAACGTGGTGCTGTAGGAGGGTTGGCAAGCGGTGTAGCTACAGGTTTAGGTCCTACAGGATCAGATTATGTATCTCAAGCAGAACGTGGATTAATTTCAGGTGGTATTTCCCAAGGGCTAGGTTCTGTATTAGGTTTAGATAAAACATCTGCACCTACACAAATGGCATCTAGTTATGTACCTTCAACGACAACAACAACTGGTCAAGGTGGTGTAACCCCAGGATCACAAGCATTAGGACAAGCGTTACGTGTTGATCCTAGCGCAACTTTAGGAGGTGGCGATCAAACCTCTACACCACAAAATGTATGGAATGTGGCATCATTACGAGTGAAAGACGAAACAGGAGCATAGTATGGCAAACGAATCATTAATGGAATCATTGAGCTTAAACCTACCGGCAATGGCTCAAATTATTAAAAAGAAAGGTCGTGGTAGAGACACTGTTCTTGCACACATCACGCCTGAAGAAGCCAAGCTCTTAAAGAAACGTGGTGGTCGTGGTTCTATTAATCCTGAAACTGGTCTTTTAGAATTTGAAGGTTTTGATGCTCCAGAATCTACTTATACGCCTATTGATACAACTCAAGCACCATCTATGCTTGGTACAGCACCTACAACAGATACAGGTACTTATGCACCTACACAAACTACTGGTGGTGTAAATTACACGCCTGCAACAACAGATACAACTCAAGCTCCTTCTATTGATTTTAGTCAATATACAGGCTCACCTGGTGTAACACAATACGCTGGCGCTCCTGGTGTTTCATTTACACCGGCTCAACAATCCCAATTTGGGACTGCTGCTTTACCACAACCTACAGGATTAGAACCTGTTGTTGATGTTGGCACAGCACCTCAAGCGCCTCAAGCACAACAAGGCGTATTAGATAAATTAAAAAATCTTTCACCTGACACTTTAACTAAATTAGGTTTAGGTGGTCTTACTGCTTTAGGTGGTATTGCTGCTACTCGTGCTGCACAAAAACAAGGGCAACAAGCTAAACAACAACAATTAGCATTAGCTCAACCTTATCAACAGCAAGGTCAAGAACTTGTTAGACAGGCGCAAGCAGGTGAATTAACTCCGCAATCACAACAAGCGTATGAAGCTGCACAAGCTCAAGTACAACAAGGTATTGCTCAACGTGGTGGTGTAGGTGAAGCTCAAGCTGCAACACAACTCGCTAACATTAGAAATAACTTATTAAATAATCAATATCAAACTGGATTACAAGTACTTGGTATTGGTGACAATATTGCTGTGGGTGCTATTACAACTGGTATCCAAGCAGATCAATACGTAAACGGTTTAACAAGTAATTACTTTACAAATATTGCTAGAATTATGGCAGGTCAACCACCTGCTACCACTCAACCAACAATTAGTTAATCATGGCTGATCCATTACAAAATATAACTAACATTGACCAAACTGGTACAACGTTTCCAGCTAATTTACTTTCACCTCAAGTAAAGTCTCCTGACATTAATCAAGTATTAAAAGAGACTGAAAAAGGTTATCAAGATTTAGGTAAAAAGTTTTTAGAAACTACTAAACCTTTAATGGATGCTTATGGTAAAGGTTTACAAGCTGAACAAGATATTGCTACAGAAAAAGAAATGCAATTAAATTTAGCTAACAAAGCTAAAAGTCAATTAAAAGCTGAAGCATACCGTAAAGAAGTAGAAGATGTTACAAAGTCTAAAGCATACGATGATTACGATAAAGTTGTTAATCAATTAGAAAATCAAGAATTTGTACCTACAAAAGAGAACGCTCAAGATTTAGCACAATTATTTACTTATATTAGTTTGATTGGTTTTGGTATTGGTAAAGGTGGTAAAGGATCTGCTCAAGCTGCAATGTCAGCTATGTCTGGCATGATGGAAGGTCATTTACAAGGTCGTGAAGATAGATACAAAAAAGAAAAAGACATCTTTGAAACGAATGTAAAAGCATTAAGAGAGAAAGCACAAGTTCTTAATGACAGACTTAAAAAGATTACTGAATTAGCTGCAACAAATCGTCAGGCTGCTGAATTACAAGCAGATGAATTATTTTATGAAATGAACGCTGACTTTTATAAATCTATTAAAGATAAACAAGGTTTAATGGTAGCGGCTAAATTAGCAGAAAAGAATTTTGAATTGTCTGAAAAAGCGTTTGATATTATGGAAAGACAATTTGAAGCTACTTCAAAAGTTAAAACTGAATTAGCAATGTTAGGCATTAGACAACAATTAAAAGGCGCGTCTACTGAAGGTGAATTAGTACAACAATTTACTGGCGTTATGCCATCTCCTAAAGACGCTACAGAAATTACTACAATTGCTGGCGCTATGGGTGAGGCTTATGCTTTATCTAATATCGCTAGAACTATGCCAGATGTTGTAGGTCGTTCAGGTCAAATTCAAAGTTTAGTAGATAAATATGTTAAATCTTATACTGGTGCTGGCGCACTTCCAACTGCAGATGATGAATCAGGATTAAGTCAAGAAGCACTTATATTTGCTAAACGTTACGCTGCTTACCTTGTTGGGTATGAAAGATCATTGTCAGGATCAGCACGTGCATTTACTGTTCAATTGCAAAAACGATTCAATGCTCTTATGGCTCAAGAACAATTTACACCAGAAGGGTTATCTAACTTACTTATTGACCATACAAGAGAATTATCTAATTCTGCTGCAGAAAAAGGCAGAGCATTTAATATTGATAATATGTCTAAAATGGCAATTGATATTAGCTCTCGCACAGGAGACCCTAACGCTATTTACGGTTATCAATACGCTTTACAAAAACGTGGTGGCGGTGCTGCACCAACTTCACAAGTACCTACATTTACTACTGAAGCCGAAGCTGAACAAGCTGCAAAAGATGGCAAGATTAAAAAAGGTACAAAAATTATTATTAATGGTCAATCAGGAACTTGGCAATAATGCCTTTTCAACCAGATACAGAACAACCTTCAACAACTGGAAAGTTTGTTCCGGATAAACCTGTTCAACCTAAAGGTGCAACAGAAAAGTTTATTGAAGGTGTCCCTGGTAAAGCATTTAAAACTTATGCTGAAATAGGTCGTGGCGCTGCATTGCCTTTACTTGGTGCTGCAGAAACTATCCCTTATGAGCCATTACAAAAATACGCTGCCGGTAAAATTAAAGAGATTGAAGAAACACCTAAAGCTGCTAAAGGCATTATTGATCCTAGAACTATGGGTAAATTTGCTACAGAAGCTGGTCTTACATTAGTGCCAGGAAGCAAAGCATTACAAGCTGAATCATTATTAGGTCGTGCAGGTTTAGGTGCTTTATCTGGTGCTACTGCTGGGGGTGTTTTAACTGGCGCTAAAAAACCAGAAGATATTTATAAAGAAAAAGGTGAGGCAGCTAAATCAGGCGCTATTTTTGGAGGTGTTGCAGGAGGAACATTACCATTAGTAGCTCAAGTATCTCAAAAAGGTTATAACGCAGTTAGAGACACTTTACAAAGAGCTTTTGGTGGTGACGCTAAAAAACTTGCAGATGCGTTACGTGATTACGCTACAAAACGAACAGGCGCTGAAGCAGACGCAGCTAAAAAATTAGCAGATCAAGCAGAACAAAGAGTAGGCATTGCTGAAAAAACAATGCGTCAACAAGAGACAAAAGGTGAGGCTGCATTAAGAGAATTACCTGGCACTAAAACAACTGAAGAAGCAGGTCGTTATAAACCTATTCCTGAAAGCTCACAATCTATTGGTGAAAGAATTAAAACATATACTGATAGAGTATATCAACAACTTAAAGACAGACGTAGTGCTAATGCTGAACGTCTTAAAAGTGAAGCATTTAATGAGGCTTTATCAAAAGAAAAGGCTGGTCAAAGAGTTTCTGATACAAAAGCATTTGACTCAATGATAAAAGAAATAGATTTAGCATTACGCAATCCAGATACTAAACTTTCTAATATGCCTGTTCAAGAAGTTCGTAATCAGTTAATGAAAGTTAAGAACGCTGTTGAAGGTCTTAAAGTAGATGAAGCTACAGGTACAGTGATTGGTCAACCTGCATCATTTGAAGGATTAGAACAATTACGTAGATTCTTAAATGATCGTGCTTATGGATTGCCTGCAGAAGGATTTGACGCTATATCTCAACAACAAGCGGGTCGTTTAGCTAAACAAGTTGAAGGTATTATGGAAGAATTTTCTCCCAAGATTAAAACTTTTATTACTCAATATAAAGCTGATTCAGAGCCATTAAGAGTATTTAAAACAAAAATTGGTAAAGTATTAACAGAAGAACAAATACCGGGTGTTAGAGGATATGCAACGACTGCTACAGAAGATATACCTTCTCGTGTATTTAAAAATAAAGAAAGTTATCAATCTTTATTAGAGGCTGTAAGTAACAATAAACCATTTGCTGAAAATGAAGCTAGAAAATATTTCTCTAATGAATTAGAAAAATTAGGTGGTGATCCTAAACGTATTGAAGGATTTATTAGACAAAATAGAGATATGTTGAAAGAAACTAACTCTATGAATATGGTAGAAAATTATTTAAAACAAGTAAGATCTGCAACTACAAAAGCAGAACAAGCAGGTAAAATTGCTAAAGAATCTACTGTGACTGCAGAAAAACAAGCAGCAAGACAACAAGCATTTGCTAAATTACAATCTGATATTATGACAGCTAGAGAGCCAATGGATGTAGCAAGACACTATAAAGATTTTGCTCAAAAATTACTTTCTGACGGTACAATTAATCAAAATCAATACAGAACCATGATTCAAGAAGCAAATAGAATACAAACATCTGTAGCTGATACACAGGCTGCTAAACAAGAGTTTTATAAAGGTTTATCAAAAATAGTGGGTGCTGGTGTTTTAGGCACTTTAGGTTATTACGGCTCAAAAGCAATAGGGGATTAAATGGCTAAACAAAAGGGGATAAATCCGGATTTAGAGGACTCTATAGCTGTACTTTTAAAACAAGTGATGGCAGATGAATCAGCTTCTTTAACGGATAAATGTAAGGTTTTGGATAGAGCAATCAATGTTGAAAAGCTCAAACAAAAGATCAGTGACGATGAATGGGGTGCAGGATTTATTGCCACCGAGGAAGAAGATAGTTAGAATATAGTATTAAAATAAGGGGATAATATGGATACAATAGCAATTGTGCGTTTGGCTTTGAACGTTATATCAGAGCGTTTATTAACAATCATAGCTTTAGGAATGTCATTTGGTTTGGCTTGTTGGGTGATGAAAGACCCAGATATATTAAGACTAGGCACAATGGCTTTTTTTGCAATATTTAGTTTTTTATTATTAAAGACTAGGAAAAGAGAAAATTATGAAACAGAATCAAAGATCACCACAAGTCAACCAACAGATCGCTAAATCTGTTCGCCCACAATTACCACGTGACGGTAGTGCTAATGGTAATAACTATCACGTTAATGGTAAATTACCAGCAGGTTTTACTTCCGTATGGCGATTTGACGGTGTAACAGACACTAAAAATTCAGCTACTACAAAACCTGAAAAAAACTGCAAGGTTTGCTAAATGGCTAATAATATTGCTTTTCAACCTATGGGTAAGACAGTAAAGGTAGCTGTAACAGGTGCGGCTAATACGCAATCAAACGTATTTACCATCACTTCTGACAGCCCTGTTAATCAATACTATATTTCAAATGCAGATACAAATGCCGCTGTATACGTATGGATTAATTCTACTAGCTCATTTAATGTGGCTTTACCAGATAACGGACCAGGTTATGTTATTTCATTACCTCCATACGCTTACAAAGTTATTTCAGGACCACAAGTAAGCCCTACAGGAAATGTGTACGCTAAAGTGATTGGTGACGCAGCAAATGCTTCAGTTTATATAACTCCAGGAGAAGGACTATGAAAACTAAATTAATTCAATTATTAGATTTTTTAAAAACAGCAGCAATCTATTCTTTTAAAATTGCTTTAAGAGTGATTAAAGTCATTGTAGAAGAATCTATTGTTGTTTTACAAAAGCTAGATACCTTACTTACAAACAATGTTGCTTGATGCCATTATTGGTGCTGTAAGTACCGTATTAGATAGAGTTATTCCAGATGTTAACGCTAGACAACAAGCTAAAGATGAGCTTGCTAAAGCAGTGTTACAAGATGACTTTCAGCTTGCTTTGGCACAAGTGCAAACTAATCAAGCAGAAGCTCAATCAGATAACATTTTTAAGTCTGGATGGAGACCTGGTATTGGCTGGATTTGCGGTATCGCTTTTTCATTGCATTTTGTTATATTCCCTATTCTTAATTGGTTTTTAATTTTATTTCATCAAACACCTATTACGATTCCATTTGATATGAATACTTTATTAACTGTATTAGGTGGTTTATTAGGTATTGGTGGTTTAAGAACGATTGAAAAAATTAAAGGTGTTGCATGACAAAAATTACAGATCACTTTACATTAGAAGAAATGTACGCTTCTGAAATTGCTGATCGTAACAACATTGACAACATTCCTAAAGATCCAACAATATTAAAAAACTTATACTTTTTAGCGACACAACTAGAACTTGTTAGAAGCCTTCTTAATTCTCCTGTACATATTAATAGCGCTTATCGCTGCCTCGGCGTTAATAACTTATTGGGCAGTAAGCCAACCTCGGCACACGTACAAGGACTTGCGGCAGATATTATTTGTCCGGCTTTCGGTAATCCTCGTGCTATTATTAATGCTATTATTGGGAGTCATATTCAGTACGATCAAGTTATCTTGGAGTATGATAGATGGTGTCACATCGGCTTTCAGCCACAAGGTGAACAACAAAGATTACAACAATTAATCATAGACAAATCAGGAACTAGAAATTATGGCTAAAGATACTAAAAGAAAAAATTGGGAAAAAACAGTAGGCGAATCTGAACCAGATATGTCTTACAGAACTCCTAAAAAAACTACAAAAAGAACATCTCGTAAATCTAAAAGATAATGACTAAAAAAAAAGTTAGATTATCTGTAGGTCGTGGTGAGAAGAAATCTGTTAAAGCAGGTGCAGGACTCACTGCTAAAGGTCGTGCTAAATACAATAAAGCGACTGGCTCTAAATTAAAAGCACCTACAAAAGATCCTAAAAACCCTAGGCATAAATCTTTCTGTGCTAGAAGTAAAAGCTGGAAAGGTGAACGTGGTAAGGCAGCTAGACGTAGATGGGGGTGTAGCAGATGAAGCCCGGATTATATGCAAATATTCATGCCAAACGTGAACGTATTAGAAAAGGCAGTGGGGAGAAAATGCGAAAGCCTGGCAGTAAAGGCGCTCCTACTAATAAAGCCTTTCGTAAAGCAGCCAAGACAACACGCAAATCAAAGCGTAAATAATGCTCAAGAAGGTATGCACCAAATGTAAAATACAAAAGGGTGTGTATCTTTTCTATCGTTATAAAGGCGGTTATCACTCGTGGTGTAAAGATTGTTTTAATGTAGCTTCAAACAAATCAAAAGAAAACAATTACAAAACTTTTGAAAAACGTGCTGCAGTCATCATGGCATCTTGCCGACAATCATCTAAACGCAGAAATCATATATTAGAAATAGAAAAGCAAGACCTCATAAACCTTTGGTATAAACAAAAAGGTGTTTGTTATTACACTGGATGGAAAATGAAATTAGAACCAAGTCAGCCAGAGTCTGTTAGCGTTGAGCGTTTAGACTCTAGCATTGGTTATATTAAAAAGAACATTGTGCTTTGTTGCACGGTAGTTAATTCTATGAAATCACATTACTCTAAAGACTTATTCCTTAAAGTGTGTCGTGCAGTGACTCAAGGTGCAGGTATTAAACGACCTTCAAAAGCATAAGTACCATTGTGTGTAAGTTGCGCCCATGGTGCAGCCCAAACTTTACCACCGGCTTTACGCCAGATATAACAGAAATGATAATCTTCTGATAACAAGCGTTCTGTTTCAGGTTCAATAGAAGTTGCAAAGAACTCTTTAATTTCTTCTTGACCTGTCATTGTGTTACCTAAATCATGCACATCATTCTTATATGTAGGAACTAATGGTGATAGTTTTTCAAAGACTTCACGTTTGATTAAAAGAAAGCCTGTCCCTGCATTATAAATCTCGCATGGCTCATTGACTGGTACGGTGACTTCTCCTGCATAACCTACAAGATTGACTACAAAAGAACCGGTATGATGTTTTAAATCTTTAAAGTCAACGCCATTATCCATAGCTCGTTTAACGCTAGACCAATTGATTTCTTTTTTAGGATAGATACCACCAATGACTTCTTTATCTGCTTGCACCATTTTAATGACATCAGCAGGATTAAAGCCAATGTCTGAATCAATAAAGAATAAGTGTGTTGCGTCTGTCTTTAGAAAAGCGTTTACAAGTGCGTTTCTTGCTCGTGTAATGAGAGATTCATTAAACATAAAACTAAACATTGAAGTGATATTATTATCTCTAAAATGATTGTTGAGTTGCAAAACTGATTGTGTATAGTAGCCAAAACATTGACCACCATACATGGGTGTTGCTACAAAAATCTTTGGACTAGCCATACGATCCCCTTAATTAAATTTCCAAAAAAAACAAGAATTGACAATATAACAATTCCGTCTACGATTGATTGTAATTTCATAATAAGTGCCGGTTACCTAGAAAGCTACCGGCAAAGCTACCTAACTGTTCACCATCGGCAAACTCGCATCTAGGCTTGCGGAGGGTGTATCTTTTTCTATAAAGACGGTGCAGCCACCACCTTTTTTCATAGAACCTCTGCTAATGATAAGCAATGTCACTTGTTTATCATCATCAATAATGCCTGCGCCTTCAAGCGAATCTAATACCGCTTTAGCACAATTATCTATATCCATAAGCAGTTTAGAACGTGGATGTAATAAAATGCCTACAATGACATCGTATGCACCAAGTTTAGGAATCTTGTGCTGCAAACAATAAATGCGTACAGCTTCCTTAAACTCTTGTCCACGTTTAGAGATATAACGTCTGTGTCCAGATGTCATCCAATAATTGTTGACACTGGGTGGATAAGGTAATTGTAACTTAATTAATGACATTAGAAAGGTACATCCTCGTCATGTGACGTATTGACTTCACGAGGATATTGTTGTTGGTTAGCAGGTTTAAATGTATCTTCTGCCAAACTAATTAAATGACCTTTAGGAGTCTTTTTAGTCCAACCCGCAATCTTAACTGGAGTGCCATCAGAAAGTGTTAATGTACCTTTCCAATCTGGATGTTTCTCTGAAGTCTTTTTGTCGTTCATAAATAGAACGCCTTTTCCTGCTTGTTGAATGTGTTGGTTACTCATGGTCTGCCTTTCTAATAATTGAAGTTAATCTAGTAAATTTAACGCTTGTTTGAGGATCAAAGCCTTTAATGAACATTAAGTTAACTTCTCTTAATGCTTCGTATTTAGCTTGTTTCTCCTCTGTTGTGTATTTAGAGCTATCGTAAATCTTGCGAACAATATCTACAAAGCCATCAATCCACTGATCTTTAGTATCAAAGTAATCATAAGGTGTGTCTTGATTAGGTACACGTAATGCGAATTGACCTGTTGTGGGTGGTGCTTCAAAAGGTAAATCGTCTTTCATGTCATCAAATGCACCTTTACTTAATGATGCTGATTGAGAGATAGAATTGACTGCAGGTGTTACATCCTTTTCTACCGGTGTGAAGTCTGCGACTTCTTCCGGGCTATAGAATCCAGTAACTGATCCTGGGAAAACTGATCTAATTCCTTCAGAAATGCAGCGTGATCGTAGCATAGCCCTTGGGAATTTTTGCCAGCCTGATCCCGGTTTAACAAGACCGATTTTAATCGCTTGCTCAATTGTCCAAGTAACGTCAAGTTCTCCGCCATTTGGGTGTTTAAATGTTCCCGTAACTTTCTCATCTGTGTAATCCTTCCATTGAACAGAACCACCTGCGTTTTGAAAACGAGCCAACATTGCATCTGCTTTTAATGCCGGTCTCCCTTGTATGATATGAAAGTCTCTAGCAGCCGTAGCAGGATGTAATCCTTCTGCTTGTGCCACCGCCATAAGTGCTAACACACTGGCTTTGTCTTTCATACCAAATAAACCAGATTGTGCGATTGCACTCGCCATCTGATCCATTTCTTGAAACGGAACTACGTTACTCATGTTTATCTCCCCTTGTTAAGTTTTGTTTTAATTTATTGCAATACCAAATAATTTTGTCTGCATCATCAATGGTATTTCCTTTTAATCCAAGTCTTAATGCGTACGCTCTAATCGTACCAATAAGATAACCTTGAAATTCTAATGGTGTTGCTTTAGCTTTAATCACATCTATTGCCTCTATACCACCTTTGGTGTAGTGCGTAGGATGATTGATAATATCTTCTTTCATACGAATAACCCCTTTATTGTGTCAATGATTGAACAAACAGCCATAATCCAAAACGCTATTTCCATGCGGTGTTGTGAGATTAATTTCATTTGATTAAAAACCTCCTACTACCCGGCATATCAATAATGAATTGATCGTAAACATCTGGCATTGCTGATTTAAATAAGTCAGAACTAAATCGTTTAGTAGGTTTACTATTGCGCCACGTGACTAATGTGTGTCCACTCATATCTCTGATTTCAGAGTTTTCACCCATAGCGTTACGCACATCTAATTCAATCTGGTCAATTAATGTATTAATTTCTTTAGCTTTTACATTAAGAGATTTAAGTTGTTCAATCGCATATTCCATTTGACGAGTCGCTGTCACTACACCATCGTGTCCTTCTGGAAATACCAATTTAGAGGCTTCAATTGAATCAGGTGTTGGTAAGGTATTAGCTATAACATGACCCCAATGACCCGCCATCTCTTTAATCAATTCCTCTTTATGTTGTTCAGTGACATCATAGATATAGTATTTAAATTCATTACCACCAAAGAGTACTGCAAAACATATTTTGTCTAATTGATGCACTGCACACTCATGTACGAGTTGCGCCCAGTCTGCTGATGGTATACGACCTGTTTCAAAGTCATATTTGTTTCTGGTTGCTGCATTGTAATTCTTTGCCTCAACCAAAATTTTTCCGTCTGCCGTGATACCATCAAAGTGACAGCGTAACCATTGTTCTTTAGGATGTGTAAGCATATAGTCTGCGTCTTTCACTTCTTGCTTTAAAGCGTCTTGTGCAAGGCGTAAAATAATAGGTTGCATAACATGACCCATTTGTACAGCTTCAATGTGTGATAAATCAGGTATAGGTGCTTTACCTTGTTTTTGTAAGATTACTTCAACGGCTTTACCATTGACAGCACGTCTTGTGTCTGATGCCC